ATGGCGTTTTTAGTTAGGTTTTCCTTTTTGCTTTTATCTAAAATCTCCCAAGATTGACGTACATTTGCACCTTGTTCTGGGTACTTCATAGCAAAATTAACAAAATCACGCGGGTCATTACTTTTCATTAAGCCCATAGTGTCTTGCTGCATTTGCTGTTGGCGGAGCATGGCTGCCTCTTGCTGTTGACGTTGCGCTTGTAAATTATCAAGCGCAATTCTGTCATTCATGCCTTGTTTAAAAGCATCCATCGGGCTTGGAATTTTCAGCGTATAATCATAAGGTTCTGGCATATGACGCTCTAAAAGATAGACGGGTTGTTAGCGATAGATGAATTTACTAAACTTTGTAATGAAGGTTGCTGTCCACCAAAATAACTGCCAGCGGCAGAAGAAATACCGTTCAAAGCTTGCCCAAAAGCATTACCTCTAGCCAATGCCCCACCAGCTTGTGCTGCCCCCTGTTGCCCTAAAAGAGTGCTGATATTATTAGCTGAAGACTGACCAGCATTGGCAGCTTGTGCAGCCGATGATTGCCCAATACCAATCATGCCTTGGATTAAGCTAGGCGCAATTCCTGCAATACCACCCCAACGGCTATATTGCTGATTAATTAAATCATTTAAAACTTGTGGCCTAAATTGTGCTAATGCACCCTGAACGTTACCGCCGCGCAAACCACCAGTTGCAGAAGCATTCTGTAAGATAGCATTCTCGCCTTGATTAAATGTTTCTTTGAATAATGGGCTTCCAGAAATAGCATCTACTGAGGCTTGTTGTGCGGCATTGCCGCGTAAACCTGATAATGCATTCATTTGAGCGTATGCTGGTAGTGCACCTTGAATATAAGGGGCTAAATCACTAATGCTTGCTGTGCCTGTTTGCACAAATGGGGCAAGCATTTTTTGAATTTCATTAAATTGCCTACGTTGTTCGGCTATCCCAGCAGCGGCAGCATCACCTTGTGCAGCGGCAGCATCACTAGACGCATCTCCAGATATTGCACCACCAATAATGCTTGTTGCCCCGCCTATCGCTGTGCCAATATCAGGCATGTTCAAACTCCTGTTTATAATCTTCATATTTCTCGGCATATAGGCCAAGAATGCTTTTAGCTAATGGAATAGATACGTCCGCACCCTTGCACATGCTGACAACACCAAGCAGAACGTCATAATAACTCGCTCGCCACATAAAGGATTTTTCATCAGCTAAGCCTTCACGCTCTGCATCATCAGAAGCCTTCCATTTCAAGAAAGCGCATGTCATTAAAGGGGCTAAAGCTTGTGCATTTTGCAGATAAAACGCATTTTGGGGCATGGCAATAAGCGCATACCAAATACTAGCTATTTTAACTTCATGCTTAATTGGCTCACCATCAACCACATCATCGAAAAACAGGATAGTTTCCCATAGCATAAGCAACCAATCTTGCGCCGCTACAGGAAGGCCAATGCGTTCAATATGCGTTTTAAGGGCTTGAGTTGCTTCCATGATGCTCTGCATAACAAAATGCCGCCGGAAGCAAAAAACTCAGCTTTTCGGTATTCTAAAGTATTTTATGATAAAATCAAGAATTATGTTATTTCTCTGCCTGTAATTGCAAGCGTCAAGGATGCCGACGCACTAGCCAATGTTGATATAGAAGAACCTATATATACACATTGCCCTACTAATTCTGGGCATGTATAGCATTCATTAGGAGCAATACTTCGTTGTTTTACAATGAGATTATTGTCGCCAGCCGTATCACCGGATGCAATAATATTTATAGATAATAGGACATTTGAGCCGCTGGTATTAGTTACCGTTGCCTTATCAATTACAGCCACGCAATTAGTTGCCGTATATTGCGTGGTTTGCACGTTTTCAACCTGCTTTGCAGCAACAAGATTTTTTACAGTTACAGCCATATTCCACCCCTATACATAATACCCACTTAACCCAATACTTCCATCAATCGTACCAGACGTAATCGCGGCTAAAACATAAGGCGCACGAATACCAAAATGTAAAAATTCGTTGGGATTAACAACAATCGGCGTAACTAAGTTAATTGCACTAGCGCCATTTCTGGTTAAAACTGTGCCAGCCGCCGCCGCTGCCGCTACAGTATCCGTAACAGGTAACTGAATATAACGTGGCGATTTTGTGCCAATAGTAGCACCGCCAATAGCATCAGTTGTGGCAAGCGATAGCGCAGTTGAACCAGTAGCACAAAACCAATTCCAAGTTGCGCCACCACCAACAAGCACAGTGGTTACAACCATAGGAGAAATAAATATGTCCGTTACAACAAATGGCCTTGCATCGGTTGCCGCACCAGCAGCTTCAGGAATAGCTGGGTTTTGAAATGAAAAAACAATAATGTTAGAATGAGTAGTTGCAATAACGGATGCACCATTCATGCGGTAAAGGCCACCAAGACCCGTCGATACCGTGGCTGTGTTTGAGCCAGTAGCAGCAGTCGGGGCAGTACCAGAAGCCGGAACAACTACAGGGGAGCCGTTAGTTGCTTGAATGCCTGCTTGATTGTTCATAATATGGCGACCCGTTAAGGCTCGCATGGTTGACACTGGCAAATCAATGTCTACACCGATACTTTCAACACCAACTGATCCAATATCAAACACAGGGGCGAGAGAAGGAGCTGAAGCACCATTAAACAGACGGGCGATTACAGGGTAGCCATTTGCTTTAAATGCACCCACCGCATCGTTTGGTTGTGCAATAGCACCTAGATACGCATTATTCATCCAGAATTCAATCTGGTTAGGCGTAACAACTACTTCGTATTCTCTTGAAACGCTGTCAGAATATGGCACACCGCCATTAAGATTAACCGTAACCGATGTTGCAGCACCGCCCGATGAATACTCAAGAACACCTAATAGCGCACCTGTTTGTGTCCATCTAAAACCAGCGAACTCATTCATAGCATTAGCTTGGTTAGCCGCAACGTCATAATAGCCAAACCCAAAATCGAACTGTTTATTAGCTACTGCTCCGTTAGTGTGACGAATATGCCCCTTTAAACGTATAGCACTCCCCGTCTGTATATTGAAAACAGCCCATGTGTTAACTGAGCATCCAGTGTTGATAGTAGTAACAGCAGCATTATTAAAACGAAGGAATCCGCCGTTTAATGCTGTTGCCATTGTGGTGGCTTGCTGATTCCATTGGTTATTAAATAAAGCACCAGCAGCAGCGCCGTTAAAGTCAGAGTAAAACATACGATTGCCAGTGGTGGAATACACTTCACCGGATTGCATAACCCGCGCTTCGCGTGTGTCAGTGCTGACAGGCACGAATGCCATACGCGAGAAACCGGATTGCGATGCTGTAGTTGGCAAGTTAACTTTTAAGTTACTGTTTGCATCAACTTCCGCAGTATTTACACTCGCACCGCCTTTAATAATAATACTCATTTTAAACCCCTATCGCTTCCACGTTATACCGACCCCATGTGGCATAGTCAGCCATTACAACAATATCAAACCCAACCCCGTCTACTATATTTGTAGCATAAGCCTTTAAGCCTTCCACAGCATAATCATCAGGGTCCTGGTCTGCCGTTGCTGTTAGTTTTGGTGTGCAAATAATTGTACTAGCGGATGATGCCCAAGCTGCCGCCACCGTTACCGTTGCAAAGTTACCCTCACCGCCAGAAGCATATCCAAAATCAACCTCACCGGAAGCCGTATTAACTGCCGATGAACCGCTGGAGACTTCAGGCTCATAACGCGGTGCTGCCATCAGATAATCAACGGCTTGCAAAAGCCCGTTTACTTTATCCAAAGCCTCTTGCGCTTTGTCATCCGTTGCACCAAGCGTTAAAATAATATCATCGCCAGCAACAGTTGAAACAGTTTCAAATAATTCTTCAAACTGCCTAATCTGGTCATGGTCTTTGAGAAAACTAGCCAGTTGATTGCGTGTTAAGTTTAATTTTCCTACCATGTTAACGGCTCTATGTTAGCTTCCAAACGTGCAAATGACAGAAACGCATCACTATCACCCCTAAATCTTTGAATGCGCCAATCATTCATAAAACCTTGTCTGCGCCATTCAAGACGTTTTTTACGTTGCCCTAGCGTACCAGCGGAAATAAACTTTTCCTGACTCCATTGCTGACCATCTAACGAATAAGATGTGCTGATTTGTGGCGTACTTCCTTGCTCGATACGTCCTGTAAGTGCCACCAACTCAAGTGAATTGAATATAGCCCCACGACCTTCGGCATACGTTATGCGCGTGCCAAATTCCCAAGTCACTTTATTGCCGTATTGTGATGAAATTTTTTCATCAAAATATCCCAAATCGTTATTTAATGGATTGCCACAAATCCATTTATTATAAGCATACACAAAATTTTGCGCTGGATAGCGTGATAACTCGCCAACTCCGCCGCTTAGAATATGCCACACAAATTGCCCAGCAGCTTTGGAAGCTGCTTCATCATATACCAGCGTAAAGTCAGGCAAATGCACATAAATAAAATCATGCGTCCGATAATTGCGATATTCTACCGTGATTGTCGATAAAACAGCTTCGGAATATTGGCTTAAAAGAATATCTATCTCTCTTGTACCAATTTTCTGGGCTATAGAACTAACCCCAATATAAACCGACACTTGTTCGTTATGGCCGCCACCTACAAACGCGATTTTATCCTGAAAAACACAGCAAGCATGTGTGCCAATTGCGCCTTTTTGTATTTGCGCTCCTACATTGCGAGCAAATGGGAATAACTGCCCCCCCACATTATTAAAAATCTCAATCGTATAGCGATTTAAAGCGTAAATTTCGTTACGGTTTTTTAAAATAGCCTCAATAGGGTCTGGGTCAGCTTCGGATGAACCATATTTTAGAGGATTTACCGAATAAGGGTCATTTAAATCAGTCACAACAAGGTTTTCTCCATCCGTTGTCATGTAATAACCGTCCACCCATACTACATCAAGCACTGCGCCTATGTTTGGGTCTGTTACTTTCGTAACCGTTGTACCATCGAAGTAATACAAGTACCCACCAGACGCGATAGCAAGCAAATCAAAGCCATAATCCATAGACACGGGCTTACCGTTATCAACCACCGTTCCATATTCGATAATTGAACCGTCCTCTTCAACCTTTACAAACTTATCACCCAGAACACGGTAGCAAATATCGTTCCAATTTATGCCACCCCTATCTGGTTTTGAGCCGGAAGCAAACAGCCTAATACCATCAGCGGGGCGTAAATACCCTTCGCTAATGCCTTGCTGCTTTGGCACAGGCACTAAATTTATGGGATATGATGTGCGAAAATCAGCCCCATTATCGGTATATATTCCATCGATAATTGGGATTTGCATTAGCCTATTTTCCAATTCGTTCCGTCAGAATAAACAGGTACATTATTTGCACCACCGCCTGCAACGGTAGATGCAAACGTAGTGGCCGTAGCATCGGTTACGAAGGCTCTTGCACCAGCACCAACCGTTGCTGCACTCGGCAAATTGCTAACCAATACGCCAATTGTTTTCACATAATCCGTCACAGTCAATGAATCACCAGACGCATCACCAAGATTATCGCGCACCGTTTCCATCAGTGTCGTAACCGATGTTTTGCGTGCATCGCCATTACTGGATGAATAAATCGGAAGCTGGTCGGACAGTGCAACGGTTGTAACGGCTGATAATTGATTAATTGTGGTCATGGGGAATCCTATTCAAAAGTGATTTTGCTATCTTGTCCGGCTAGTAACGGGTCAGTAGGTGGATTTAAGAACGGGTTATCATAACGCCAAGGTTTATTACCAGCGCCAGCGGGCATAGATGATGGGTATTGCATCGGCACTGACAATGCGGAACGTGCTTGCAAAGTTTGATACGATGTTTTAGCTGTTATTTTAGTTTCTGGCATAGGCTGCTTGCCATAACTAGGAGCGAGCATTATAGCGAAATTGGTTATAATAGCTATGTTTGCTGAATCTGGCACACCAGCAGCATCATTTAAATTAGCGTTCTGTGGGCTATCAGTAATAGTGTAGCCAAGGCGAATACCCAAGGCATTCCATGCTGCCATCATCGCGTCAAGCTTTTCAACGGCACTTTGCAATTCTTCAGGTGAAATATCATAAACGTAATCAGCCAAGCCAATTTCTTCAAAGGCTTTAGTTACAAATTGACGTTTTGAATATCCCATATCATTCGCCTAACTTTTCCTGAATTAACTTACCAAGCTTACCATCAGGTGTACGACCATCAAACCTGATGCCTAACTCGTTTGCCTTTGTCTCAAGCTCAAGACGCGTGACAGGTGCGCTATCTTCAGCCTTAACAGCCTCAGTCGTCTTGCCTTCCAACGCTTCCGCCATTGTTGCAAACCAACCAGCAGCAATCAGCTTATCAAACTCAGCTTGATTTTTTACGCCAAGGTAACTGTATGTTTTGCCATTTGCTGCAAAATGATTTCCACCAATTTTGTAAACGATTGTTGGAAACTGCATTACTTTTTACCTTTTTTTTTAACAACCACGACAACGGGCTTCTTATCAGATTTACCTGATTTCTTAGCAGGCATTGATTTAGACGAACATTTTTTCATAGATAGTCTCCTAAAATAATGGGGCAGGATTACTCCCACCCCATAAGTTTACACCAGAGGCGAATTATTGCGCAATACGATAAGTAACAAACGTATTAGCCGCAGTCTTACGAGTGCGGAATAGTGCGCTTGTAGCAGTTGCAACGGTGGCAGTACCAACGATGGTGTGACCAGTCGCAGCAGTTACAGTGAACGTATTAGGGCCAGTGTTGATAACGCTCCAGTTAAAGCTATCACCGATAGCAAACTCAGACGCAGCATCAAGAACAGTACCAGTCGGGATAGTACCGGCCACAGCCGCAGCCGTGGACGATGTAACGATACCACCAAGGATTGCAGCCGAAGATACAGCACCAGTCACATCAACCGCTACAGGCGTACCCTGATATTGCGTTGAGTAAATAGGCTGAACAACAGGAGCAGTACCCGTTTCGTAATACACCGGAGCAGCACCAGCTTCGATGATGATGGTTGCACCTGAAGCATAAGCACCAAATACAGTTTGCGTATTGGTAACAGTGCCAATCAAACTATTTGCGTTTGGTTCATTAGGGTAGCCAAGCTGACGATATACAAGAGCAGTACCTTGCGTATATACCGCAATGCTTTCAGTGGCAGCTACAGTAATCTTCGCAGTGCCGTTTGGATAAACAATTAAACTAGACATATTATTATTCCTTTCGTGTGAGAAAACAGGCGGGGGAATTAACCCCCGCCATTATTTTAGGTCTGACTAAACAGCATGATACCAGTCATTTCCGGTTGCTTGTTGCAAACACCGTAAATCGTATCAATACGATACTTGGTTTTCAGCGTGTTAATGTCGAATTGCTTCGTCATAACAAGCTGCAAACCTTGCTCAGTCGTACCACTCATAACACTTGCACCAGCATCAGACGGGATTGCATAACGTGCAGGCAAGATTTCAATCGCATCTTTCTGCCAGAAGCAATTCACATTTGCAGCTACAGTGTTCAAGAACACGATAGCAGCAGTGCCGGAGGTTGATGTCGGGGTGCAGTTTTGATACTGATACTCAGCATCCGTACCACCTTGTGCGGAGATAATCGGAGGGCTAATCGTCATTGTGGTTGAACTATCAACCGAAATAACACGGAAGGTCTTTAACTGACCAGTGCTACCCTTAGTGATGTGATGGACTGCTTCCATACCTGCAATCGTGAAGCAATCGCCAGCAGCAACATTGGTTGTGCTTGAGATGGTCACAGTCTGGTAGCGGTTATCTACGTTAGCAGTTTCACCGGTTGAAGCAACGCGGGTTGCAACAGGAGTCCAGTAATTACCAGCAGCAGCGAGTGTGCTAATGGTTAAACCAGCACCGCCAGCAGCGGCAGGCAAACGGTTAGCATAATCAAGCTTGAATGTTTCAAAGCTTGCTACGTTACCAACATAAGCCTTTTCATAAGCAGTTGTAGGCTTACCTGCCATGGTTGCGCGTCCTGCAAGGTTGCTTGCCATGTTGTTATAGTCACGGGTCGATAAAGCACAGTAGCGGTCAAACGATTGTACGCCTTGCTCGTTAAAGATAGCATCGCATTGCGCAATGTCATCAAAACCAGTAGCAGCAGAAGTGCGCTTTACAACAAGCGTACCTTGATTTGCGGCAACGTTCATAACCGATACGTTAATGTCCGATGCAAGTTTTTGACGCGCAGCAGTGCCAAGACGATTTTCTTGTAATGCGTCACGCAATTCAGTTGCGGTCATAATCCAAGGCACTGATTTGTTAAAACCAATGGTTGCTGGGACTGAAAGCTGGGTGTATTCGCCAAAGTTAGCGGTTTGGTCAGTGCCATCAAAGGATTGGGCAATATATGGTTGTGGTCGCCAAATAACGTTATTAGTACGTTCCATCATGGTCTGGTCGGTCTTGTAAGTCGCAACATTGCGCGACAATACGAGCGCATCCTCAAAGCCTTCGAGAATGTCTTCAAACGCTACGCGTTCTTCTTTACTGAAACTATTTGACATAGTTATTCCTTTCGATATGTGTGAATAAAATGCGCTTGTGCGCGTGATACTCACCCGAAAGGCCGGATGGATGCCGTTTAAGACTGCCTAATTATGAGGTGGCGAACCGCTTACAAGATTACATTAAGCGGTTCTGCCAGTCAATGTTATTTTTTTAGCTTACGTTTATACTCGCGAACCTTGCTGTAGTCGCCCGTCTTCTCAGCCTCGGCGCGTAACCGTTCAAGCGTTTGGTTTGCATTGGTAGATGGTGCGCTTCCACCATCAACCATCTTTTCAGGCGCAGGGGCTTTTTTCTTAGGGGTCATTTTTAATTGTCCTTCCAGTTTAGCAACTTCAAAAGCAAACTTAATCGGGTCTTTAATTGCAGCTAATTCCTTGGCTTTAGTTGGATTTTTGCCAAGCGCATAGACTACCAGTGCAGGGTTAGTCGCACCCTGTAGCACGATGCCTTGCTGAGTTACGTCAAAAATACCCTTGGCCGTTTCTTCAGCGTCTTCATAGTCCGATAGCTTTAGTTCAGCCTTTTTATTCTGGTAATCCGCAACCTTATCAGCCCATTCTTTATCCCTACGCTCGCGCTCCTCTACAGCCTTTTGCGCTGCCGCATCATGCTCACGCTTCTTATCCGTCCATGCAAATAGTGCAGTTTCGTATTGTTCAGCATCGTAGTCAAAATCTTCTAATGATGGTTTTTTTCCAAGCGTAGGTAGCGTTTTTTGTTCATACGTTTTAAGCTTTTCTTCAAGCTCACGGTTGCGCTTTTGCGTTTCACGGTGCGTCTTACGTAACTCTTTTACCCACTCAGGAGCGGCTTGTTCGGTTGCGGCTTCCGGCTCAGTCTCGCCAATCGTTACCGTTAATTCCTCAGGGGCAGCAGGCGCTTCTGGCTTGTCGTCTTCTACAACATCTTCGGTCGTTTCAATTACTTCGTCTTCAACTAGCACTTTTTCATCATCAAGCATAAGCGTCTCCATTGTCTCGCCTGTTTAAATCGGTCAGGCGGTTACCGTAGTTATACTTGTGGTGTTTGGCCTAGTGTTTGCTTGGCTTTTAGTAATAAATCCGTTGCGTTCATATCCACATCGGCAATCGTTTGCATGGTCTTGGCGCGTTTCAACTCAGCATCAGCAATCGTGTTAATCGTATCAGCACGTGCAGCAGCAGCCTTCGCGCTTGCTTCTTCAGCCATAGAGTTCATCAACTGCGCTTGTGGGTCTGGTTGTTGTTGTGACGCAGCAGCTTCCATCTGCATCGCTTCTTCTTCATTAGGCTTAACCGCACCCATGTTCACAAGCTTTTTACGGAAGAATTCGCGCACGTCTTCAATGCCCTCGCCTTCCATGTTCATCATCGCCATAGCTTGCAACACTTGCGCGGCCTCTGGGTCTTGTGTAATCGCCATCATACCAGTGAGAGCCTTAACCGTAGCAGCGCGTCTTGACGATGATGACGGGCCAACATCAACAGCAACATCGAAGTTAGCTTCCTCTAAATCATTCTCGAAATTAACCGCACCTGTTTCCTTATCCATCATCGGCTTCTTCAACATCACAGTGCTGATATTATCCATCTTGCCGATGGTCTTCATCTTGCGGCCTTCTTCAACATAAATCTCTTTAGCCATACTCAGCCAGATTTCACCGCAGCGTTTAATCGCCTTTGCCATGTTTGAAATATAAATAAACGTCTGCATATCAAGGCGCGTTTGGATTAGCTCGACAGCCTTGCCGCTGATATTTGATACAACCTTCTCCGCTTGGTCTTGATTTCCTAGAACGTCTTTCATGTCCTGTTCGGTTATCTGCAATAGTGCAGCCATAGCAGCAGGTACTTGAGGCGGCTTCGTGTACGCAACAGGGCCGGATGCAACGCTTTGACCGCTCGCATCGGTAATCGGATTAATCAGCATGTACGGATAATTTTCAATGTTATCCCTTGCCCATCGCATTTCATGGCCTGCAACCTGCTCAGGTGTAAGCATTGGTTTTTCAACAGCCGATAACGCGCTAATCTCGCCAAGCTTGGAAATTTGCATATTCTTCAAACGCTGGCTGTCTTTAGCAAGGCGAACCTGCCCCATGCAACGCTCAACGTTATCAACAAACCAACGCTTGCCATATACAGGAACGATGGGGATATTTTTACCAGCGATATGACCGCAATCTTCTAGAATACCACCACCACTCATTAGATACTTGCGAACCTTGCGCGTCTTGATGGTCTTAGTACGGATTAAGCGGCTACCCATTGCCTCTAGGCGCGTGAGTAACTCTTCGTCTTCCTCAAACTCATGCTCCGAATAAGTTTCCTCGCTGCCATCAATAGCGCGGAATATGCGTAATTCTTCTTTGATACGCTCAACCACATAATACGATGCAATATAAACAACGTCCGGTGTTGCCCAGTCGAATTCGCTTTGATGTATTTCTTTAGGCCATGAAGCAGGGTCTTCGCCGTATTCATCCTCGAACCATTGGCGCGATTTGCTTTCTAATACGAAGCAGTGTTTAGCGTCTGACTTGTCCTGCCGTTTAGCATCAAGGTCAAAGAAAACGCTATTATCCGCATCAAAGATAGGCTCGAAGCGAATGCGTTGTGGCGAATCGTCATCGTCTTCATTCTCGAATTCATTCTTTAAACGCCACGCACCAAAGCCACCGCCAACCGCTTCCTCAAATGCGTTGTCGTATGCTTCCTCGGCAACGCTGTCCTGTTCATCGGCGCGATATAATCCATTACACGCATCGGCAAGTTTCGTGTCTGTGTCACCGTCTTTGCTTACAAAGTTTACCGTGATGCGGTTATTGCGGTACTCGTTGAAAATACGAATAACGGAAAGGTGAACCTTATTGATTTCAAACTTGGGCTTGTTGGCAAACTGTTGCTCAAGCGGCCCTTCCCATTGCGCGCCAGCGATTGAATAAAACCGCCTGTCTTGCAAACACTGTAAACGCTCGTTACGTTGCGCCGATTGAATGCGATTGAATTGCTCTAATGCAATTGCGTGGATTTCAGCGCGTGTTCTAGCCATTCTGCCCCGATGTGGTACTCAGATACCGTATCACTATTATCACCAATGATTGACCGTTGCAACGGATTTAACAATGACTGGCCTCTTGTTCACCGAAATACGCCTTGTAGCCTCACACGCATAACGCAACGCATCTATAACGTGGTTATCTTTATCCTGTAATTCCGATAGTATCTTGCCTGTCAGCGGGTCAGCCTTGAAGCTGTACGCATTCAATTCGTCTATGGTTTTTGTGCAGCGCGGGTGAACGATAATGTCGTATGATTTTAGCCACTCGATACCTTCCTCTACTGAGTTCTTTCCCTTAACCGCTGGCAACATTTTGGGGAAGCCATTCTTTTGCATGTAGCTTATTGTCTCTGGCCTTGAGCTATCAGCAACAATAGGCCAACGCTCTGCATCCGGCACAGTCATAAACAAATCAGGCGTTTCGGTTATCTCGCAACCAACCTTATAGGCTTCATAGTCGATATAGATATTTCTGCCGATGATGTGGCAGCGCACTAACACGGTAGGGTCAACAGCATAGCCCCAGTCTGCACCTAATCGATGGATTGCATCAACAGGGGCTTCGAAGTCTTCTATGCGCCAGTTCTTAAACACGCGCCGTTCACTGTTTTCAACATAACCGCCAAGCCAGATATGCTTATACTTGTCATAATCGCGGCGTTTGTCGTATTCCATTTCATCGCGCAATACGTCAGGAAACCACGGATTATCTAAGTAATTCACTTCTTTGACAATGCAATTAGGAGGCGGGTTTTTACCGCGCAATAGCACGTCAACAGGGTCTTCACTAGACGATGGATTCCACGTAAACCACAATTCAGAATTAGGCTTGCGGATTGTAGGACGCAGCAAATCAAGCGATTTTTGGCTTAAGGACTGCGCTTCCTCAACCCATGCCCTGTCATAGCCTTCAAGTGATTTTATGCTGTCTGCCGTGTGGTTTTGCATGCCTTGGAAAATAATAATTCCATCGCCAAACTTGCACTTGATTACCGATTCTTGCACGTCAAAATAATGCCCAACGCCAAGAGCTTCGATTTTTATTTCAAGCAAACGTTTAACGGATTGATTAAGGCTTTTCTGAATTTCACGCACACAAACAGAACGCGAATTCTGGTCTATGATATGCGCTTCAATTAACGCTTCAGCAAACGCATGAGATTTTCCGCTACCACGTCCACCATACGCGCCTTTATAACGACTCTGGCTTAGGAAGGGCTTGAACCATCGCGGGGTCTTTATGTTCAACTTGATTTGCTGTTGCATTGTCTATGATTTCCCGCGCTACTCCGAAAACTAAAGGAGCATCAACATCGCCCTTTAATGTTGTACTATCACCATATTTTTTAGGCTTAAGCTTTGAGGCGATCCATTTACGCGCATCAACACGTAACCGCGACCTTTGAACGTGTTCTTTGTCAGCCACAACCTTACCATTTAATTCAATCCAGTCGTTTGTCGAATCATCAGCAATATCAAGGATTTCTTCAGCCAAAGCATCGGCAGATTCTTCTTTGGCCTTTTCGTATTGCTTGAGAAATTCAGGGAATTTTCGCATCCAAGAAAAAACGGTTGCGCAGTCTGGCATATTTTTTTGTTTACATGCTGTTCTTAGCGACATTCCGCTAGACAAATACGCACACAAAACTTCAGCTCTTTCTGGGGTATATTCGCAAGGTCTTGCCATATTTGCAAGAATACCAGAATTAGCCCCATAATTTCAAGCGGTATTCTGCTACCACATTCCGCCGCCTACCACAAATCGCTCTCCGCTTAGACGAATTCGTCTTGAGCTAAACCGAATTCGGTTATGCAAGCGCGAGTCCATCCGGTGCGCCTTTGCTTGAAAGTAAATTACCGTTTAGTTTCACATAAAATGTGACAGGTGTCACCGTAACGTCACGGCAACGACCCAGCAAATCTGCGGG